GCTTTTAACGCATTACGCATTGCGGGCGACAAGAAAACAAAGCTCGCAGAAGTAACACCAGATTACAAAACGATTGCCAAAGAAGATGTTGTGATCCGTATTATGACATTTGAGCATATTCCCTTAGCACCGGGCCGTAAAAAGACCACAAAGACCACGGCAGACAGTCACGACAAGGTTAACTTTCCTCCTTTCCAGCATTGGAAATATGATGATCAAGGTAACTTAGAGTGTGTAGGCAAAAGTCACTGGAAGGGCGGGGTTAAGACTGGCAAGTTCAGCAAAGACCACGGGCGCATTACTGAAAATCTAGGTAAAATGTATATCAAACTAAGCGAACGATATGCACAGCGAAGCAACTGGCGCGGATATACTTACATCGATGAGATGAAGGGACAGGCTATTCTACAGCTGAGTCAAATCGGACTTCAGTTCGATGAATCAAAATCAGAAAATCCATTCGCCTATTATACTGCCGCAGTAACAAACAGTTTTACTCGCATCCTAAACATCGAAAAGAAAAATCAAAACATTCGAGATGACATGTTAGAAGAAAACGGACTAACTCCTTCTATGACAAGGCAGTACAGTCAAGAGTTTGCAGAAGAGATCGCTCGTCAAGCAGAACTGTACAAAAACATGCGCATGCCAAAGAGCGAAGAAGATCCTGTCGAGGAAGAGGAAGCAGAAACTACAAGTGGCAAAGAAATCACTTGATTTACCACTGCTTTTTTGTTAAAATAAAAGATAGGAGATCGTATGGGACTTTTTAAGAAGGTAGCATGTTTCACCGACATCCATTTTGGGTTGAAGTCAAACTCTGCTACACATAATCAAGATTGTGAAGAATTTGTAGATTGGTTTATTGCCAAAGCCAAAGAAGAAGGTGCAGAGTCCTGCATCTTTCTCGGAGACTGGCATCACAACAGAAACAGCATCAATCTAATTACGCTAGATACTTCAATCCGTTGCTTGGAAAAGCTAGGTGCGGCATTTGAACAGTTCTTTTGGTTTCCAGGAAACCACGACCTCTTCTATAAAGACAAGCGTGAGATACACTCCAGTGCATTTGGTCGTCATATCCCGGGTGTTACAGTGGTAGACAGTATATGGACCAAAGACGAGGTTACTCTTGTTCCGTGGCTGATAGGCGACGAGTGGAAGACCATGCGAGAGCTGAAAAGCAAATATGTCTTTGGTCACTTTGAGCTTCCTTTGTTCTATATGAACGCAATGGTACAGATGCCCGACCACGGTGAACTACGCAGAGAAGACTTTGCTGGTCCGGACTATGTATTCAGCGGGCACTTCCACAAGCGACAAGCCAACAACAATATCGTCTATATCGGTAATGCATTTCCCCACAACTATTCAGATGCATGGGATGATGACCGTGGCATGATGGTGTTAGAATGGGGTGGCAAGCCTGAATATCACATCTGGGAAGATGCTCCTAAGTTTAGAACTATTAAATTATCAGATCTAATTGACCGTAAAGACGATGTTCTCAAGAGTAAGATGTATCTTAGAGTAAATCTTGACCTTCCGATTACATTTGAAGAAGCTAATTTTATTAAAGAAGACTTTAGTAGCAATTACAACATACGAGAAATGAGTCTTATACAAGAAAAGACCACCCTCGAAGGTGTGATCGACGATTCAGCTGATGCAAAATTTGAATCAGTAGACCAAATTGTTACTGAGCAGTTGATTAATATCGAGTCTGATCAGTTTGAACAAAAACTATTGTTGGACATTTACCATAATCTATGACATTTAAAATAAAAAACATCACAGTTAGAAACTTTCTTAGCGTAGGTAATCAAACTCAAGCAGTTGATTTTGATAAAGAACACTTGACTCTAGTGCTGGGTGAAAACTTAGACCTAGGGGGAGATGATAGCGGAAGCCGTAACGGTACAGGTAAGACCACCATTGTCAACGCACTATGCTATGCACTCTACGGAAACGCACTAACTAACATTCGCAAAGAGAACTTGATCAATAAAACCAACGGCAAAGGCATGTTGGTCACAGTTGAGTTTGATGTAAATGGCATTTCTTATCGTATTGAGCGCGGTCGTAAGCCTAACATTTTAAAGTTTTACGTCAACGATCAGGAACAGAAATCAGAAGATGTTGAAGATGATGCGCAGGGCGATAGCCGTGAAACGCAGAAACACATAGAACAATTACTGGGTATGAGCCCGTTGATGTTCAAGCATTTAGTAGCTTTGAACACATATACTGAACCTTTTTTGAGTCTTAAAGCGGCAGAACAACGTGAGATCATTGAGCAATTATTAGGCATAACTCTGCTTTCAGAGAAGGCAGAAAGCCTTAAAGCTCAAATGAAAGACACCAAAGACGCTATTATTTCAGAGTCTGCAAAGATTGAAGCTACTAAAACTGCTAACGAAAACGTTCAAAAGAGCATCGATAGCCTAGGAATTAAGAGTTCAGCATGGGAATCTAAGAAAGATAACGACCTAGAAGGGCTAGGCAAAGCTATTGTGCAATTAAGTTCTGTAGATATTGAGTTAGAAATTGGTCTGCATGAGAAACTTAAAATGTGGACTGAGAACAACAACAAGATTAAAGATCTTAACAAACAACGTGCTACTTTAGAATCTGCGATCGGGCAAGCTGAAAAAAGCGTAAAGAAGTATAGTGGCGAGCTAGAAAAACTTGCAAATAAAACATGTCATGCCTGTGAACAAGAACTCCACGATCACAAGCACAGTGAAATGACTGCTGAGGCTACTACACACTTGGCTGAAGCCAACACATATTTTGATAAAGTCACTAAAGATTTTAACAAGATACAAAAAGAAATCAAGGCGATTGGTGAGCTAGATAAAAAGCCAACGACCTTTTACGAAACACTACAGGAAGCACTTGGACATAAGAATAATCTTGCTAATCTTGAGAAGGCACTTGAAACAAAGGTAATTGAGCCAAATCCCTATGTAGAACAGATTGAAGAATTAAAACATACTGCACTACAGGATATCGATTGGAACTCTATTAATTCTCTAACAAAATTTAAAGAGCATCAAGAATTCCTGTACAAACTGTTGACAAACAAAGATTCATTTATCCGCAAGAAGATCATTGATCAAAACTTGACGTTCTTGAACAAGCGTCTAGGATACTATATTGATAAAATTGGTTTGCCACATGCTGTTGTATTCCAAAATGACCTTACTGTGGAAATTACCCAGCTAGGACAGGACTTGGACTTTGACAACTTGAGTCGTGGTGAGCGTAATAGACTGATCTTAGGATTGAGTTGGGCGTTCCGTGATGTTTGGGAAAACCTGTACCAGCACGTAAACTTGTTGTTTATAGACGAACTTATCGATGCAGGCATGGACGCGGCAGGCGTCGAAGCGGGACTTGCAGTTCTTAAGAAGATGGCCCGTGAGCGCAATAAGAATATCTACTTGATCAGTCATAAAGATGAGCTAATCGGACGTGTTAACAACGTGCTTCACGTGATTAAAGAGAACGGATTTACCAGTTACTCAAACGATGTCGACTACGTAGAGGCATGAAGCTAAATCAGTACATAGAACTGCATGAAAGATATATTTCGTTGTTGGTAGACTATCACAACGCATATACATCATGGGTTAAAAGTCAGTCGCTAGAAAAGACTACAGCATTGCGAAAGATTCTCAAAGAGATGCGTAAGATACAACACGAAATGTGGGCTACCGCAAACGACGCTATGAAAGAATCCAAGCAACGCAAGCGACAAAAATGGAACAGAGAACATAAGGAACAATAATGTCAGATACAATCCAAGCAATTAAAGATGCTGTAACAGCATGGGAAGCAGAAGATACAAAATTTGAAAAAGGTAACAGCGCCGCTGGTACCCGAGCTCGTAAGGCACTAGGCGAACTTAGCAAATTAGTCAAAGCTCGCCGCAACGAAATCACAACAGAAAAGAATGCCCGCAAAGAAGCCAAGGTAGCCTAAATGCGATTCAATTATTTTTTTGTTAAAGGATTTTACTCTCCGGATGAGGTCACTAGACTAAAAAATATCTTAATTAAGAATCAAGATAAAACCCAACCAGACGTGCCTGCTAAGAATGTTGTAAAAACAGCCGAAGTAGGTATTGTTCCGATCCTTGCCTTGCAGGAACACATTGGTGGCATTTTGAATCTAATTAAAAAAATCAATAAAGAAAACTTTGGTTTTGATCTCTATGATTTCACTGAGTATGATACTGTAAATTATAATCAGTACAATTCAGATACCAACGGTGAGTACGGGTGGCATACAGATTTTCCTTTGAGTTTCTTTCATCAGATCAAACTTACTGTGTTGGTTAACCTAAGTACAGAAAGTTATGAGGGCGGAGACTTTGAGATTTTTTTAAACGGTCCTATTCCTATTCCTGATTTTAAGGAACCAGGCGGAGTGTTAATTTTTCCATCGTACATATCGCACAGAGTTACACCAGTAACAAAAGGATCTAGATCATCTATGAGCTTGTTTGTTACAGGTCCACGTCTAAGGTAATATGGATTGGATTCATAATGGTATGGTAGTTGCAGAACTACCAGAGGATTGTGTCGGTTTTGTTTATCTCATTACCAACAATCTTACAGGCAGAAAATATATAGGCAAAAAATTAGCAAAGTTTGCAAAGACGACCTACAAGACTGTAAAGTTAAAGAACGGCACAAAGAAGAAAAGGAAAATCCGTAGTAAGATTGCCAGCGACTGGCAAGAGTATTACGGATCCAATTTAGAATTAAACACAGACGTACTAAAGTTAGGCAAAGAACAATTCACCCGAGAGATCCTGCACTATTGCAAAAGCAAAGCAGTATGCTCTTACATCGAGGCCCTTGAACAATTCAACCGCAAAGTATTAGAATCACAAGATTACTATAACGGACAGATCTCAGTCCGTGTCCATGGCTCTCACATAATCAACAAAATCTAGGCTCAGTCTTACAGGATATGCTCGCACCGGCTTAAATCGGGTGCCTAGCGACAACCGGATAATAACGGGGACGGAAGCCTCTGCGCTGTACAGAGCACTTATCAACTATCCTTGACAGGACGACGATCGCTATGCCGCGATTTTGATATTTGAATAGAGTGAATAAGAGCTAAAAGAGGGGAGAAAAACCCCGGACTTAACGTATGTGTTAGCGTATGTATGTTAGGTTACCGTCATAAAAAGACGTAGCTAGGGGTACAGGATGACCGCCTCAGTAATGCTACAACGCTAAGTGACTTGCGTACTCAGATAATGCCAAGTGAACTTTACCCGGTTACCTGGGTTAAGTGTGACCATTATATCTAGATAATACTTAACATCTAAAGATGTTCTTAAAAAATGCTCTGAGCGCAAGCGAAAGAGCAAGTGAACGCAGTTCACTTTTAGCATTAAACATAAATATTCTTGCTGGAGAATGCAAAAATGAAAATAACTGAATTAGTAATGGAAAGCCGTAAAATTGATGAAGCTCCTATGGGCATGCTTAATAAACTTGGCAATAAAGTAATGAGTAAATTTGGTAGCGATGCGTCTACTGGAAAGCTAAAGTCAGGTGAAGTAGCTAATAAATTATACTCATCATTCAATCAATACCTAGGTCAATCTGGACAAGAACCAACATGGCCTGTAGTTAAAAATTGGTTACAGTCAAACAAGTATCCTACCAGTCGTGCAGAGAAAATTGTCAAGGCCGCAGGAGCTGCCTCTAGGATTCCAAAAGGTCCTGGTATGCTACAGAGAACTGGTGCTAAGATCAAGCAAGGATACGATTCCGCCAAACAAGGTGTAGGCAACGCTGTTACCAATGTTAAAAATAGAATGGACCAAGCGGCATCTGATGCGGCTGGCGGACTTCCTGGTATGCGTGAAGGAAGTATCAACGAAGCTAATTCTCCTCCGTTAGATAGAAAGACTCTAGAAAAAGTATTCCTAACTGCGGCCCAAGAAGCGGCTCAAGTTGTTCAACAGAAGAAGCAAAATAATATGGGCGGTGGACAACAAAGCCAACAAGGCAACGGCCAGCAAGGGCGTAATGGATTAACAGTACAGCAGGGTGGAAAGAGTCAAGGGCAAGGCAGTGATCCCCAACTGCAACAGGCTGTAAGTGATTTATCACAGCGTGTCGATCAACTTGAAAAACAATCAGGTGCGCCAGTGCAACAACCTAAAAGAAATCGCGGAAAAACTGCTAATCCTTAAAAGAAAGGCAAGCCGCTTTCTTTTGTAGTCTCTAGATTACCTTTAATAATATTACTGATAATAATTCGATCGTTGGGCTCTAGCAAATATAATTGCTCAATTGTAATTCCGCCTCTCATATACCAACACATTTGATATAAATTGTTTTTTAAGGCTTCTACCTCACGATCCATTTTGTTAACATAATCAAGGATCTCTTCGTTGTTTAAAGATAGAAGCCTTACCCGAAAAAATTTGATTCGTCAAATGTAAATGGAACTTCAATAAACTCAGGTGCCCCTTTTTCTAACATCTCAGGAGTGCTGGCAATTGACAGAGGTTTAAGTTTATTGGCAGAGTTTAATAATCCCAGTCTATCTTTAATCTTTTCAAAAATTGCACTATCGCATTTTTCAATAAACTCTTGAATAAACTCAGGTTCCTCAACTACACCTGCTGTACTTTCAATTTTATAAATTGCCTTGCCAACAATAGAGATTGTTTTTTGACTTAGCTTATTGAACGCAGACTTAAAAGCAGTGAGTTTGTCTTCTTCTGATAAATTCTCATCTCTAACAAGTGCTACTAATCTTTGTGTATCAAATTCGCTTATCTGTGCTTCTGCTTGAGATTTATAGTTTAAAGGTTTAATATAGACTACTAACTCAGGAGTTACTTCAAATCGATCGTCCCATTGAGCACCATTTTGCAAAGTATCTAACACATTGTGAAGATCGACCTCATACTCAGAAGGCTCATCCATAGTTGGATGAGTTATATTCAGTGACATCTTATTCCCGTAAGTAGCTAGGCGGATAGCGCACAACATACAGTCTAGATCAATCTGTGGGATTTCCCAAGCGTTGACAATATTAGGCATACAGCTTTGTATGACATCTACAAGAGCCTGTCCGTTCATTAGTGCATCAGGCGTTTTAAATGTCAGCTCGTCTTTAGCAGTCATTGAAAATACAGGATATTCTCCGTTTATGCTGATATTGATAGCTCCGTCTGGATAGTATTGTCCACCGCTAGGTAACCTGATATAGATCTTAGGCTGGCGCAGTATGCTTAACAGCGGGTTAATTTTTACTGCTGATACAGTTGTTTCTGACATGTTTATACTCCGATAAATAATATGGCAATCTGATACACTTATTTATCTACGCACATAACCAGGAATTTTAAACCATGGCCGGAAAAGAAACAGTCAAAGGACACTTTGGCAATGAACCAATAGAGTTAAACAATGCCGCGACGGAAACTACCTTAGTCGCATTGTTGAGACTTGCGCAGAAAGACAGTGCCGTGCTTGCAGAAATGGCAAAGAAGGCAGGTATTGATAGTAAAAAAATCCAAGAATCTCTAGACAAACAAAGCGATGGCGGTGGTGGAGGAAGTAAGGGCGGCGGTCTAGGACTATTAGGTGGTGCCGCAAATCTAGCCGGCGGATTCTTGATGGACATGGTTGGAGGTATTACAAAGACTATTGGAAATCTAGCCGCATTTGGAAATCAGCTAATGGACGGAACTGCTCGAGCCAGTGATTTCTTTAAGGCATTCAAAGACTTGCCGTTGGGGCTTGGACTATTTGCAGAACTATTAGCATTTGCACAAAAGTTCATGGAGAAGCAGATAGACACCTACAGGACCATAAGTCAAACAGGTGCAGGACTTACCAGCAGTCTCGGCGGCTTGAGAGTACAGGCATTAAACCTTGGTCTCAGCATGGACGAGTTTGCTGGTATGTTTGCTACAAATCAAGCGGCATTATCTAGCCTAGGTGGTAGCGCAAGTGCAGGTGCTAAGAATCTAGTAGCTATTAATAATTCATTAATCAATAGTAAAATGGGCGGTACTTTAATGGGACTAGGCTATAGCTTTAGTCAGATAAATGGCCTAATCGGTGACTACATTGCCACAACTGGAGACGGACTTAAAGTTGGTAAAGATGTAACATCGGAACAAACTCGTCTTGCAAAAGCCGCAGGCGCCTATGGTAAAGAACTAGATTTTCTTTCTCGATTAACTGGAGAAAGCAGAGAAGCTATCCAGAAAAAAATGGAAGCAGATGCACAGGAAGCCAGTTGGAAAATGTATCTAGCTGGTCTTCCAGAAGAGCAACAGGCTCTTGCGGCACAGGCGGTGGAACGTGCTAGAATGATGGGTGGCAAAGGTGGTGTTGATGCCATCAAGGCTATGTTCATGGGATTTGCAGGCCCATTTACCGCCGAAGGCCAAACGTTTATTTCAACAATGGGCGGCGGTACAAAAGCATTGCAAGATATGGTAGGTGCAGTAAAAAATAATAAAGACGCTACAAAAACAGTTGCCCAGCTAGATAATTTATTTGCTAAAGGTATGATTTCAAATATTAAAGATATTGAAAAATTTAGAACTAATATTATGGCCATGGGGCAAGGTGCCGACGGTGGAGCAAAGGCACTTTTAGAAATTACAGAAGCGGTTAATGTGTATAAAAGGAATGGAATAGATAATGTAGCGGCGATTGAACAGGCTATCAAAGATGCACGAACAAAGCAATCTAATGACGCCGCAGCCGCAGAAGCGCAGGCTAAAGTCGATCTTGCTATGAAAAGATTAGGAGCACAAATTACGTTAGCCTTGCTTCCTTTGATAGAATCACTGAATAAAATTGGACTAGAATTAATTGGAAAATTTTCAAAACTGGTTACTAGACACTTGCCGGATATACAAGATGCATTAAAAAAACTTGCCGACTGGATCGAATTTGCATTTAATGATCCTGAAGCGGCATGGAAACAGATAAGCGGATGGTTTAAAGGCATGTTGGCAAAGATGCTGGAAGCATTTAGCTCAAGCTGGCTAGGTAGAAAACTGTTCGGTGATGCGGCTGAAAGTTTAGGACGCCAATCAAGGATTGAATCTTTACAAGGCGTTGATAAAACTAGAATGGAGCAGTTATACAATAAAATTAACCCCGACGATAAAGAAAAAGCTGAGCTTGCCGCAATGGAAAAAACTATTAGGGAAGGTGAGCTTGCCCTTGCCCAAGAAATAAGAGACAAAGCCAAAGGAATGGCAGAAGATTCTAAAGTGAACGACGCTGTAGTAGATCAATTAGCAACTAAGTATCATAAAACACAATCTGAAATTTTAAAAGATGCAGGAAATACCTCATCTGAAATTGGAAAGGAATACCGAAAAAACTTTGATCTAATGAAGATAGAGCAAGAGAAAAAGAAACAGGCTCAACTGGCAGAAGCTAATAAAATTGAAAAACATGAATATGGCCTTGATTTTTTAAAAGCGTTTAAAGTAAAAGAGTTTGCATCAGGTACAGCCGGGTCAGGGAAACTGTTACAGGACTTTGGTAAAGAAGAATTAGTTAAACTCCACGGTAAAGAAGCTGTGTTAACTGAGGAACAGCTAACAAATCTAGCCAAGGGAATACAGCAAGCTTCGGGTAACGGAGCAACAATCAATGCCAATGTAGGGCAATCAGATTTAGTCGTAGAACATCTAATTACGTTAAATAGAGCTACAGCATTACAGAATAAGATACTCGGTACTATGGTCGAGAATCAGCGTACGATGATTAACCGGGCAACCGGAAATAGACTAATGGCATAATAACATATGAGTTGGAAAAAATACTTTACACCAGTTTCGACAGGCAATTTTGGCCCCATTAGTGGTCAGTCAGGTGCAAGTCCGCAACGTGCAAACTACAGCAGTTATCTGCCCGATGTTTACACAGGGCATCCCAACAGACTAGAACGTTATAGTCAGTACGATACAATGGACGGTGACTCAGAAGTTAATGCCGCCCTTGACATCTTAGCAGAATTCTGCTCACAGATCAACGATGAAAACGGAACACCGTTTGAACTTGATTTTAAAGATCAAGCTACTCCTACAGAAATCAAGATCCTTAAAAAGTATCTACAGCAGTGGACTAAACTTAACCTATTTCAAAAGCGCATCTTTAAAGTGGTACGCAACGTATTCAAGTACGGCGACAGCTTTTTCATTCGCGATCCAGAAACACAGGCATGGGTCTATGTGGATCCTGCTAAGGTTGATCGTATAATTGTTAATGAAAGCGAAGGCAAGAAACCTGAGCAATATGTTATCCGTGACCTAAACATTAACCTACAATCGCTAACAGCAACCAGTATCAATCCCAGTAATCAAAACAGCGGCATGGGCGGTGGTTCATCGTTTGGTACAGCCAATGCCGGCGGCTCACGCGGTATGGTAGGCGGTGCTACTCCAAATGCTGGTAACCGTTTCCAAATGAATCAAAATCAACATCCTGTTGATGCAAAGCACGTTATTCACATTAGTCTGTCAGAAGGTCTAGACAACAATTTTCCTTTTGGAAACAGTCTTTTAGAGAGCATTTTCAAGGTATATAAGCAGAAAGAACTGCTGGAAGATGCCATTATCATCTATCGTATACAGCGAGCTCCAGAGCGCAGAGTATTCTATATTGATGTGGGTAACATGCCAAGCCACTTGGCCATGGGCTTTGTTGAACGTGTTAAAAACGAAATTAATCAAAGACGTATTCCTAGTCTAACCGGCGGCGGCACTAACCTAATTGACAGCAGTTACAATCCATTATCAATCAACGAAGACTACTTCTTTCCGCAGACAGCAGAAGGTCGTGGATCAAAAGTTGATGTGCTACCTGGCGGCACGAACCTAGGAGAAATTGATGATCTGCGTTATTTTACCAATAAGTTATTTCGTGCTCTACGCATACCTAGTTCTTATCTACCTACCGGCTCTGACGACGGAGGAAGCAATTTCAATGATGGACGTGTTGGAACAGCATACATACAGGAGTTGAGATTCAACAAGTATTGTGAACGACTACAGAGTCTAATGAACTCGGCCTTTGATCAAGAATTTAAAACTTATCTCTATTCAAAAGGCATCAACATTGATCCTAACCTGTTCGATGTTACATTTAATCCTCCACAAAACTTTGCAAGTTATCGTCAAGCAGAGATGGACGGAGTACGTATTAACACATTTGGCAGCATTGTTGCGCTACCCTTTATCAGCAAACGCTATGCACTAAAACGCTTCTTGGGACTTAAACAAGAAGAGATTGCAGAGAATCAAGAGATGTGGGAAGAAGAAAACATTGACAAGACTAAACCTATTTCAGCTTCTGCAGAACTACGTTCTGCGGGCATTACAGCAGGCGGTATGGGTGGTGATATGGATAGCCTAGGACAATCAGATCCGGGTACTCCAGAGATGCAGGGCGCAGATGAGACTGGCGGAGCAGGCAATGCCGCAATGGCTCCTAGTGCAGGATCAGCAGGCGGTGGTGGCAGCGGAGCACCTCAAGGCCCGATGTAATTTGGTAAATATAGACATGCTATTAAACGAATTCATTTACTTTAGTCCTGAGCAAGAGGAGATGTCCGACAAGGGTCGCTACGATCCGTTGGACGATAAAACATCAGTCCTACACGATAAAGACACTCGCAAAACTCGCTTGACACTGGGCATGATAAATGATCTGCGAAGGGCAAGTGAAGCAAGAGATCGTGAAACCAAAGAGAATCTAATAGTAGTACGCCAGATGTATGCAATGCCAACTGAAGAAGAAGGTGCCGCTCCGGCATAAAATAAACTTGTAGTTTAATTCAAAAAGATACAAGTTAAATATTTAAAACAAAATTCAATACAAACTTAGAAAGATCATAACTAAGTTTCGTCACCAAATGCCAAAAAGACTCGTTTTTGGCCTATTTCCCATATTTAATATAGGTGAGCATTAAATATGCTTATATATTATTCACCCCTTGACAAACCAACAGGAGAAACCCGCAATGAATAAATTCGAACAACTATTAGACTATATCGTAAACGAGGAAAAGGACAAAGCTGAAGAGCTATTCCATGAAATCGTAGTAGAAAAGTCACGTGATATCTACGAAAACTTGATCGCTGAAGAAGC